TCTGGGCCGCGCTCGAGAGCGGGGTCAAGCGGGCCGTTGCGGTCTGGCACCGCCGGGCCAGCAAGGACTCGGTCTCGCTCAACTGGACCATCCGCGAGGCCTTCCGCCGTCCCGGCACCTACTGGCATGTGCTCCCCACCTACAAGCAGGGCCGCAAGATCGTCTGGAACGGCATGACGAAGGAGGGCCGGCGCTTCCTCGACCACTGGCCCGAGCAGGGCATCGTGCGCGCCCGCGACGACGAGATGACGCTCTGGCTCGAGGGCGGGTCCATCTGGCAGGTGATCGGGACCGACGACGTCGATAGCCTGGTGGGCACGAACGTCGTCGGCTGCGTCTTCAGCGAGTACAGCCTCCAGAACCCCGCCGCCTGGAACTACTTGCGCCCCATCCTCGCCGAGAACGGCGGCTGGGCGCTCTTCATCTACACGCCGCGAGGCCGCAACCACGGCCACCGGCTGATCGAGATGGCGAAGAATAACCCCAAGTGGTTCGCGCAAACGCTCAACGTCATGGACACCCACTCCCTGCACCAGAAGGGCGAAGCTCGCGGGACCGAGCCCGAGGCCGTCTCCGACGAACGCGCTGCGGGCATGGCCGAGGAGATGATCCAGCAGGAGTTCTACTGCTCCTTCGATGCCCCCCTCGTCGGCGCCTACTACGGTCAGTACCTTATCCGCGCGAAGGAAGAGGGACGCATCACGCGCGTGCCCTGGGAGTCGGAGCTGCGGGTGGACACGCACTGGGACATCGGCGTGAACGACAGCACAGCCATCTGGTTCACGCAGCGGTTCGGGCGCGAGATCCGCTTCATCGACTACGAGCAGAGCAGCGGCGTCGGCTTCGAGGCCTACAGCAAGATGCTCCGCGAGAAGCCCTATGTGTACGGCCGACACAATGGCCCCCACGACCTGGCCGTGCGCGAGGTCGGGGCCGGCGCGAAGACCCGGACGGAGACCGCCCGGGAGCACGGGATCAACTTCGATGTGGTGCCCAAGCTCTCCGTCATGGAAGGCATCGAGGCGGCCCGGAAGCTCTTTGGGCGCTTCTACTTCGATGAGAAGAAGTGCGCGAAGGGCCTCGACGCCCTGCGCCAGTACGTCAAGCAGGAGATCGAGGGCGAGGCCGGCCCGGATGGCGAGAAGGTCTACCGCGATGCCCCCAAGCACGACTGGACCAGCAACGGCGCCGATGCCCTGAGAACCGCGGCCGTGGCCTGGGATGACCACCCATGGGGCGAAAAACCCTTCGAGCAGCCCTCTCCAGGGGCCATCGTGTAAGGTGTGAGACATGCGCCAGCAAGAAGTGACCGATCTCGTGAAGAAGGCCATAGTGGAAGTCGAGAAGGCATTGCACGAGCTACACAGAGGCAACATCGGCCTCACCAAGCGCGTCGCGCGGCTCGAGCGAGAGCTGGCCCGTGAGCATGATGCGCCGCACCTGAACGAGCGGCCCATCACGCCGCCCAAGTACCCGAGCGCCCTACTGGCGGAAATCGGCATCTCGAAGCCCATCCAGTGAGCGAGGCCTACAAGATCGACGGCGCCTACCTGAGCCACCCCCTGCGTCCGCTCGAGGAGGAGGAGATCCGCTCGATCGTCTCCCGCGAGATCGAAGACGCGATCGGCGGCCTGGGCTCGGAAATCTCCGAGGAACGCCGCAAGGCGATCCAGTTCTACTACGGCAAGCCATTCGGGAACGAGATCGAGGGGCGCTCTTCGGTGGTCCTGACAGACGTCACGGACACCGTCGAGTGGTCGATGCCGAACCTGATGCTCATGCTGGCCGACAGCCACACTCTGGCGCGATACCACGCGACCAAGCCCGAGGAAGAGGCCCAGTCGGAGCAGGCCACGGCCTACATCAATCACGTCTTCCTGAACGAGTGCGGCGGGTGGGAGCTCCTGTACGAGTGGTTCAAGACGGGCTTGATCGAGAAGAACGGCTTCATGACCGCGTTCGTGGAGGAGAAGGTCGAGCCCCGCGTCGATACCTACGTCGGTCTCGATGAAGAGCAGATGGGCATGATCCTCTCCGAGGAAGGCATCGAGCCCATCCAGCACACCGGCCCCTACCCCGAAGAGATGGGCGTAGACCCGGCTACCGGGCAGCCGATGATCGTGGAGCTCCACGACCTCAAGGTCCGCGTGCGGCGCGTCGATCGGCGCATCCGGGTCCACGGTATCCCCCCCGAAGAGTGCCTGACGGCGCGCCGCATGATCGACTTCAACGAGCAGATCCCCTTCATCGCCTGGCGCCGCAAGGTCACGGTCTCCGACCTGATCGCCATGGGCTACGACCCTGACACGGTCGCCTCGCTGCCCTCTGACGATACGCCCGAGTACGAGCAGGCGCGCGTCGAGCGGCTCTCCGAGGATGAGACCTTCCCGACGACCACCGCCGAGCGCGCCGACGCCGCGAGCCGCGAAATCTGGATGACGGTGTGCCAGATCCGCATTGACCAGGACGGAGACGGTTACGCAGAGCTCCGCAAGATCACGGTAATTGGCGAGAGCTCCATCACGATCCTCGACAACCAGGAGATCAACTGGAACGAGTTTGCGTACCTCTGCCCGATCCCGATGCCGCACAAGTTCTACGGCATGTCGGTCGCGGACCTCGTCATGGACCTCCAGGTCATCCGCTCGACGCTGCTACGCCAGTCGCTCGACAACCTCTACCTCACCAACAACAGCCGCGTCTCGGTGGTCGAAGGCCGCGCGAACCTGGACGACCTCATGGTGTCGCGCCCTGGCGGCATCGTGCGAGTGCGCGAGCAGGGCGCGGTCGCGCCGCTGGCGGTGGCGCCGCTCGGGCCGATGGCGATGAACATGCTCGAGTTCCTCGAGGGCGTGAAGGAGAACCGCACCGGCATCACGCGCTACAACCAGGGACTCGACAGCAGCAGCCTCAACAAGACGGCCACGGGCGTGACGCGCATCATGAATGCGAGCTACGCGCGGCTCCAGCTCATCGCGAAGTGCTACGCCGAGATCGGGATGCGCCAGCTATTCAGGCTGCTCCTGCGGCTGATGGTCGAAGGCGGATTCCGCAAGCGCGTGGTGAAGCTGCGCGGCGAGTGGGTGACGGTCGATCCCTCCACCTGGAACGCCGACATGAACGTCTCGGTCGAAGTGGGGCTCGGGGTCGGACAGGCGGCCGAGCGGGTCGCGAACCTCGGCCAGATCCTCGAGCTACAGGGCGCACTCCACGAGCGCGGCTTCGGTGGATACCTCGTGGACGAGAACCACGTCTACAACGCCGTGAGCGACATGGCCGACGCCATCGCCATCACGGGCGGATCGCCAGACCGCTACTTCGCCGACCCGAAGGAGAAGGGGCCGCCCCCGCCGCCGCCTCCCGATCCCGCCATGGTGAAGGAGCAGAACCAGTCCCAGGACCGCCAGGTCGCGCGCCAGCTCGAGCAGGCAGAGCTCCAGCGTCACCAGCAGGCCGACACGATGATGGCGCAGTTCCGGGTCCAGGAGCACACAGAGAGGCTCGCGCTCGAGCGCGAGAAGATGGCGCTGGACCAGCAGATGGCCGAGGCTGAGCTGGAGAGCAAGGAGCGCCTGAAGCAGGCCGAGATCGAGAGCAACGAGCGGATCGAGCTCGAGAGAGCCCGCGCCCAGCGCGCCGCCTCCGAGGCGGCTGCCAAGAGTAGGAGCACCAACGATGCAGACGACTGACCTAGCCGAGAAGATCCGTGCCATCTTCGTGAAGGGCGGAGACCCGCGTAACGCTCTCAACGAGATCCGGGGTCTGGTATTCGTTCCCGCGGAAACCCAGACGCCCAGCGCGTCGGCCACCGCAGAGGGCGCGGAGGCCCCCAAGCCCAAGACACGCCGCCTCGGACGATTCAATGCCCCTTGACGAGAAGACGGGCCGCGACGCCAAGGACCAGTACGAGATCGAAGTCCAGGCCGGCGAGCGGTGCGCGCGACTGCTCAATAGCGACGACCTCCTGCGCGAGGTGGCGATGTACGTCGGGGAGCTCACGACCGCACTCATCGAAACCGGCCCCGCCGAGGTGGAAAGACGCGAGCAATGCTACCGGCAGGTCTCCGCGACCCGCGAAATCCTTGCCAGGTTGCAGCAGCGGGTGGAAACCGGAAAGATGGCGGCAGAGTCCATGAAGCGCGAAAGCGCCGCGAGGAGCAATGGCGGAACTGGCGGCCACCCCGGATAGCGAGATCGCGGAGCGGATCGAGGCCTTCCTCGAGTCCGATCCTGAGTTCGCCGATGCCCCGGCCGCCGGAAACGAGAAGAAGAAGAAGGTAGCCCAGCCCACCTCCATCAACCCTGTCCCCGATCCCGCCCGGCCCGAGACCGCCGAGGAAGACGACGAGGCGCCGGCAAAGGCCCCCACGCCCGAGTCGGAGGACGACGAATCCGAGGGTGCAGCCGAGGCCGAGGGCGAGGGCGAGGCGCAGCCCGACGATGAAGCCGCGGCTGGCGAAGCGGCCTCGATCGAATCGGTCGGCGACCTCGCCCGAGCCTTCGGGGTAGACGAGGACACCGTGCTCGACACGCTCTCGGTCGTACCCGGCGAGGGCGCAGAGCCCGTCCCGCTACGCGCCCTGATCGAGCGGTACAACGCCGAGCCCGAGCTCGTGGTCGATCCGGTCGCCGAGAACGCCTACAAGGCCAAGCGCGCCGAGCTCGAAGAGCACCTCGGGTCGAAGTTCAACGAGCTCCAGGTCGTGACGTCCGCGATGCTCGACATCCTCGAAGTGGACCGCAAGACGCTCGAGAGCCTGCGCGACGATCCCACGGAGTACATCAAGCAGCGCGACCGCGTCGATCGCCAGCAGACGGCCATCCAGAACTCCATCGAGAAGATGAAGCGGATGAGCGGCGAGATGGAGTCGTCCAGCAACCAGGACTACCAGCAGACGCTCAGCCGTGAAGCGACCACGCTCCTGGCGAAGATGCCCGCGTGGAAGGAAGAAGCCAATCGCACCTCTGCGATGAAACAGATCAACACCCACCTGAAGGCCCAGGGCTTCGGCGACGAGGAAGTCGCCAAC